GTTGGCACAACACTTGGAGTTGGCGTTGGTGAATATGAACTCATCATCCCACCACCAAAACTTGGTGTAGCTGGCATAGATGGCTCATCCGCGCCTTTCATTTTTTCTTGTGTTCTACCGTGTGTTGATATACCAATAATAGCACCCATTGAAAGATGATATAACCCACCACCTTGTAACGTAATTGCTTGCCACATTCCTACATCTTGCCCAGGATTATAAAATTGTAACACATTATATATAGTTGGTCCAATGATAAAATCAAATAGACAAATTAATACATAACTCCAAGCTAGTGCTGGTCTCCACCCAGTGTTTATCCAAGTTTCTTTTTTCTTATTCATATCTACTCCTTAATATTTTTATATATTTCTTTTTGGCTTTTATACCATTCTTGCCATGCAAGTAGTTGTTCACTAACTTTGTAATAAGTTCCGTAGTTAGTGTTTGCATTATCTAAAAGATCACTTAAATTTTTATTATCACTAGACAATGATTTTAATTTTTCAGGTGGGGTCATCATAACATCTGGTACTTCTGGAAAGTTCACAGTTACTGGAACTACATGACTACAACCAGAAAGTAATAACCCTATAATTATAAGTTTATTCATAAGCACCACCTAATGCAGATATATTGTAAATTTTAAATGCGATATCTGGTATTTTACATTCTGCATTAATAATTTCTTTATGTTTTTCAATAATATTATGATTAACTATTACCTTTTTTTCAACAACTTTTATTTTTTGTACAACCTTTTCTTGAATTATTGTATTAACTTCATGTGATTTTGCTTCAGCAATAGCCACTCTCATTTGAACTTCAGCAACTCTCTCTTTCCATACTAATTCTGTTACATATGCTCCCGCAAAATATACACCTACTAATAATATTATAGTAGATATAAATTTAATGATAAATCGAAATGGAAGTAGAAAAGGTATTCTATATATTATATAATCTATAATTAAACCAACAATACCTATTGCAATACACCCACCTACAATTGCAATTATTATATTGTCTGGTAGAAATTCTAAAATAAACATATTTATGCTCCTAATACATGTTTTGCATGTTCATAGTGTTTGATACGATCATTAAGACCTATAGTACCACCATTAATTCGTTTTGTTAATGTTAATATATCACCTTTATCTGCCCATTGGTTCAAGTTATTTTCTTCCCAAAACCAACATGCTGATTGAATAGCACCTTCAAATGTAGCAAGATATTCTGGAATTTCTTCTAATGGTGTTTCAATTGATTCTGCAAATTTTGTGTAGTTTGATTTACCAGTTAACTGTATTAATCCACGGCCACAATACTTAAAACCATCACCAGTTGATTCAGCTCCATTTCCCATTCTGCCACCGTATACACGATTAGCAATCATTTCTGGTTTTTGTGCATATTTGTTTGCTAGATCATCTGTTGGAAAATATTTTGGAAAAACTTTTCTTAACGTAACAGCACGATAGTTTAAGTTTTCTTTTAAAAATTTATACCCACCACTTTCATGTGCAGTTTGTGCTAAGAAAGCTGATACTCTAGGAATTGTATTGATATCATAATCTGGAAGTATCATTTCCAATGCACTATGCCAATAATCAATATATGGATTACCTGGTATAATTTTAGCTAATTTTTCTTTTGTAAATTCAAATTCAAACGACATTATTTTTTCTCCAATGCAACAGCCCACCCGCTGTTTTCAAATATAAATGTATTTCCTATTTTAGTAATGTTATAATTACCTATATATTTTGTATAAAACATAACTTCTGATATGTCTTTATTTTCCATCATTATTGGGCCATTAATAGAATTGTAAATTTCTGATTTTGGACCACTATTAACAATATTGAATTCCAATGGGTCAGCCCATTGTTTTTTAAATTTTATAGATTCATTAGCGACTGAAACGTCATCGACTATGCTATTTGCGAAGAACCCTTGATAATTATCGGTTTTATAAAGTTCAGTTGCTTGATTGTATGTTTCTATATCTAATGGTATGATATCTGCTAAATTTTCAAGTGTTACATCATGGCTTTTAAAACTTTTAAAATATCTAAAACGCATTTCAGAATCACCGGTAAGTTTTTCAACACCGTTTAATATTTCTAATATTTGTTCTGGTACATGTCTTCCTCGTTCCAATTCAACAAATACTGTAAACACTCCATCGTCAGTTTCACCAGGACTGACATCAGCATCAAGAACAAAGTCATATCCCATTTCAATAAAATTCTCTAAATCTTTTGCCGGTTCTTCCCGATCTACGGTAAAACTTAATACAACTATGTTTTCATCATTGCCGATTTTACTTTTATATGCATCAACTTGAAAAATTGGTTTTACTAAATTTTGAAGATCTTTTGCTCGTAAACTTTCTGTAATATATTTCATTATTAAACTGCCTGTGCTGGTGGCATACCTGCAGGAGCGCCACCGACTGTAGGTGGAACACCAGCTGGTTGAGCCATTGGTGGAGTTGGAACTGGTGCGGCACCTGGTAACGGCGTACCTTGTGTTGGAGCTGATTCTTGATTTTCCGACTTCATTTTATCCATGTATCCACGATAAATATCAAACGCCACTTCTTTTGGCATTTGTATTTCAACTACCCATATTGGATGGTGGTCTAATTTTCCTTTTTTAGTTCCTGGTCGTAAATCAGATGGTTGTTTTATTTCTCTAGGAACTACTAAGTGGGATTTTTGGTATCGTACTTTGCAGCCAACATCAATCAATCGTTTTCCACCGTCGGGATCTGGCATTTTTTTCAATGCCCACATGAATCCAACAGTAATCCAATGACGATCTACTTTTGGCCCATAAGCCAATTCACCATCTATCCAATTATCGTATACATATAAATCTAATTCATCTAATACTCGTTCAAAATCTTTTAAGATTCCCAAGCTAGAATTGTTTTCATATAAACTTTGTATATTTTTTATAACGTCTAATACATCTGTACTCATTATTTTTTCCGTGTTATAAGTTGTAACTATAATTGTATTTATCTATTAATTTAATATTATAAGTTTACTTTTTATTGAAAAAGGTAAATACTATTGTAGGACCAATGTAGTTATCATGGCGGTTACTACAAGTCCTATTTTCTCAATTAAAGTAGGAGAATACTGAATGAGTAGAAAACAAATGAAAAAACGTTTTACATCAGAAGTTAACATAATAGATTTTCAACCATATATGCCACAAAAGCGTAGAGCTGTTACGCTGTCCCCTAGAAATAAAAGCCAAAGAGATTACTTAAGAAAATTAGAAGATGAGTCTAAAAGTATAGTATTTGCAATTGGTCCAGCTGGGACAGGGAAAACTATGTTGGCAGTTCAGAATGGAATTAAATTATTCCAGGAAGGTAAGATTGAAAAAATCGTTGTGACAAGACCCGCCGTCAGTGCTGATGAAGATTTAGGATTTCTACCAGGTACATTAGAAGAAAAAATGGCACCTTGGACTAGACCTATATTCGACGTCTTCTCAGAATATTATCATAAAAAAGAAATATCAAGATATTTAGAAGAAGGAGTTATTGAAATAAGCCCACTAGCATATATGCGTGGTAGAACATTTAAAAATTCTTATATAATTGCCGATGAAATTCAAGGAACAACGGTAAATCAAATGAAAATGTTATTAACTAGACTTGGTGATAATTCAAAGATGGTAGTTACCGGAGACCTAAATCAAGCAGATCGGTTAGGCGGAAATGGTCTGGATGATTTTATTTGTAGGTTAAAAGATAAAAATCCTAAGTTAATTGATCTTATGGAGTTTACCACAGGTGATATTGAACGGCATCCGGTAATTAAAGAGATTTTATCAATGTATGGTGAAGATTGATATGCTTTTTATTTAAGAATTGCAGTTGATTGGGATACCATATAGGTTAATAGTATCCCAATCAATATATATTTTCTTTTCTAAGGTATGACAATAGAAAAGTATTTTACCTGTTTTACATAACGCTAATTTTATGAGCATTAATCATAGGGTAATTAGATACTCTTTTATTAATTCTGGAATTAGTTCTTCTGTGATAATATTACTCTTAATAACATTTTCTTTCCAATCCATTAGTCTTAAATTATCAATACTTGCCATTAGTTCTGGAGGAACACTATTATCAAATCCTTTAGATACAGGATATATATGATCTAAATGAAATCCATTTTCTACTCCTGCTAACGTTCTAGGTTTATTGTCTGGATTAATAATATTGATATACTTTATGTAAGTTTGTTCTGTTAACCAACTTACTTTATTTCTATAATCTTGAAGTGCTCTGTTATACTCTTCACCATTATATCTAGGACTATTTTCTTTGCTTCGGTTTTTTCCAAACCAAGGATTTCCTTCTCCTTGCCATTTAGTAGGTGATATGTAATTACCTTCTCTCTTTTGCCCTGTTTGTTTAATAGCGTATGATGCTACTCTAGGATCTTTAGAAGTAAGTCCTGTATTCCAAGCAGGTTTCCCCTTCATTGCCTCAGATTGTTTTCTTTTACTTTTTTCAGACTTAGGGCCTTTAGATTTTCCTTTTTGTGAGGAACCAATCTTTTGTTTCCATTCTTCGGTTAGGATTCTACCACGAGATTTTGATCCAATTTTTGCTTTTGATTCTTCGGAATGTTTCCACCCATTGGTTCGTCTTGTCTCTACTCGTTTTTGAATAATAGCAGGGCATCTATCAAACCTATTAGAACAACACCATTTTTTATTTTTGAACTGAAATAATCCAGTATTCCCACATCCATATTGACATAACATAAGTTTATCTCCTTATGTTATTTAGTCAAACATACAATAATAGCAGATTACTTTTAAAGGCGGCTAAGTTTTACAAGAACAGCGGAAAGGTTAATTTCGCTATCGGCGCAAATTGTGTGATCTACAAGACCTTGTTTAATAACCAATATAGCATCATCTTGTTGTCTTTCGTTGCCAAATAATTCAACATTATCGTATAACCACCGATATATATCTTCCATTTCATCTGGCCTTGCTTGGCTGCATATCAATTTGCGTGCTTCAGATATTTTACCAGATTTAAATAGTTGTACCATTTCAATTTTATAATCAGCAACATTGGTGTCACCAGTGTTTAACGTATGTAACTCACCATTCAAACTATTCAATTCAACTAAGTTAATACATTTTCGTAAATCAGGATATGTTGCTTTTACTAATGTATCAAGTACATCTAATTCAAAATTAATATCTTCTGATAAAAGAATAGTTGCTACTCTGGCAGTAAACTCATTTTGGTCAACTTTTTCTACATGAAATCCTTGACATCTACTATGAATAGCTGGAATAATTCTATTTGGATAATTACAAGTAAGGATAAACCTAACAATTGGATTATCCTCCATAACTCCACGTAATAATGCTTGCGCATTTAATGACAAGTAATCACAATTGTGTGTTAATATTTCAGCATCAGTTATAAAAAAATTATGATTATCATTTACTGATAAATCATATACTTGCTTGTTTTCGCATTGTTTAATTGATTTAATTTTAAGTTTTTTCATATATTATATAATTTACGTATCTTTCGTTGAGTAGATTGATCAAATAATTCTAAATTATCTGGTATTCCTTGCGATTTTAAAAAATCTAAATCGGCTATTCTAATAGTAAAACCATTAATTAGCCCCCAGTTTGATAATGCATTAAATTTTGCAATAAATTTTTCAGTATTACATAATTCTTTTGGTTTAACTTCTGTTGCTATTTTAGTATCATAGTTTATAAAATCAACAATATATACATATTCAGTATTATTATATCTATATGTAATCCTAAGAGATTCATGCTCGTCAGCTGGATTAAAATATTGATAAAGTGCTTCCCATGATGAACGGTACGGTTTATTATTAAAAAAAGAATTCCAATGTGTATTTCTATTATTTGAATTTGGAGTAAACTTACCAGATAATATTTTTTCCTTCATTATATTACTTTGTTTAATTTTAGTCAATTCTTTACTAATAATACCCTGTTCTGTTTTATGGTATGCTGTCATTGCTATTGAATTTTTAGCACCAATTACCTTTGCAGTTTCCCGCCCTTTATCAGTTTTATAAAATATTAATTTTTTTTCAGTTATTAATTTACCACGTTCTTGCAATTTGTCTTTACCTAAATATGCACTAGTATGATATATCCCATTTGATTTACAATCTAAACAAAATTTAGAAAATCCACGTATGAAATTATATTCATGTATAGTCAATTCAGTATTACAATATGCACAATATGATTTGTTAATTGTAGTTTCTAGTAAAAAATAAAATCGGTTGCTACTGTCAGCATCTAAATATCGAGCTACATTTGCCCTCCATTGTTTTGTAGTTTCAAATTCTCTATCAGAAAATATTGATTTTAATGGATTATTTATTGCCGTCTCGACTAGGGGTATTAAATCAGTATCACTAATATTTTTTCTATTATATGTATTACCACCCATAATTTCTCCTTGTGTATGAATATATAAGTATTTATATTATGAAATGGTATTAATAACAAATAATTGGAGTTAAAATATGTCCATATTTTTCTAATTCTGATGCTTTTATCACAATACTCAAACCATTTTCATCTTCGACATACCATTTATGGTCCGGTGTACATATAACAACTTCATTGTTTTCAAATTCTATTTCAAGAGTTTCTTGAATTCCTTTATTAAACAGTTTAAATTGTTTCCATTCTATTCTATTATTTTCTACATTGTAAGATTTTACTAAATCAGTTTCATCGTTTAAATTTTTAATAGGAATAAGTAATTGATTGTTATTACGTAAAATAGAAACTGGTGTATTTTCATCAAGACATTCATCAAGTAATACAACCTTAAATTCACCAAATGGTATCATTTGTGTAAAGTTTACTACTGTATCTCTTATGTCATCAACAGAATTATTGCGCGAAGCATTTAATTCTTTTATATCAAGTGGGTGTATATTTAATTTTTCAAATAAAATGTAAGCAAGAGTTGTTTTACCAACCCCAGCCCCACCACTTAATAATAAATGTGGTATTGAGCCTTCTGTGATCCATTTTTCAATTTGTTGTTTTTGAAAAGAATCCCTGAAAACATATCCATCTAATGTTTTTGGTCTATACTTATCAACCCATAATTCTTTTGCTGCCATTCCATTGCCTTAGTTTTGATTATTGTAAAAGATTGACCCAATATTGTATAACATTGGACCAATCATAAGTTTTTGCGTGTTCTTGTATTTGTAAACATCTATTATAATATTCAGTAGGATTATTCTTATAATATGTTAATATTTCTACTGTTTTTTCAATAAATTCATCTTCTTGGAATGGAACTTCAATGCCACCTTTATTACCAATCAGTTCATGCCAATGGCCAACTGGAGTTCCTATTACTAATTTGCCAGCTGCACCTGCTTCTAATACTGGCAATCCTGCACCTTCATTCATACTTGGGGTTATAATACAATCTACTGAATTATAAAATCCACTCATTGTGACAAAGCTATTATGATAGTGTTGTGCTATTTTAAATTCTAACCCAGCTTTTTCGGCACATTCTTTTACTAAATATCCACGTTTTAAATTTTTCAGCTGTACTACCCAACTATCTGATGGATGTTCTTGCAATGCATCACGTTCTTGATACGCACCAGCATATCCAATAGTTCGTAGTGAACTATTTGGTTTATTTTTAAATGTGTGGTAATTTATACCCAAAGGACAAATTTCTGGAATCC